TGGATGAAATTTACACATATCTAAGTAATCCATAATAAGTTCTTTATCATCATACTTTAAGTCTCTTACAGTTTCGAACATTCCTTGAGTTTGTAACCCCCTATATTTTTTTAGGTTCTCCACTAAAACTTTAGAATTTATACCCAAATGATTTGATATAATATAATTTAAAACCGCCTCTTTTAATGTTTCAGGATTATGTCCTCTTGCTGTTATAATTGCAAAAATTGACCCCCCATTAATACATTCCACAAAGTCATTCCATGATGGTCCTGGACTTGCAATCATCGAGTCGATTATAAATCTTTTATCCCCTTCTGTTCTAAAATTTCTAAAGGGATTATTTGCATAACCAACAACAGTAGTTCCTTTATAATTAAAAGGTTCAACACCTATTTGGTGTCTGTGTTCAGCAAAATCTTCGGTTGACAGTCCAATCTCATCCTCATTTTCTGTTAAAACAATAATTTTAGTTGGCATAAATGCAATATTATCATCCCAATCAAACGCATAATAATTTAAATCTGGTCTCCCTTCTTCAGTAATACCTTCATTTAATCTTCGTTTATTAATCTCTCTATATATGTGTTTTCTAATATTCATTATTTTTTTACAATCAAAAGAAGTTTCTGAAGTTGTTCTTCAGTTATAATAATATTTTGTTTTTTTGATGAAAAAGTTTTTTCAGATCTTGAAAAATCATTAACAGTTTCTTTGATAATTTTCTTTTCTATTTTCATATACTTTTTTTTATAAATATATAAATGGGGAATATTTCTATCCCCCATTAAATTTATTTTCTTTTATACGTCATCGAACGATGCTCCTGTTGGTGTGATAACAAACTCTATGTCTATGTATTCTAACGCTCTTGTTGGTTTCAAGAAGATTTTACCCGTTAAAGTATTTGAATCCAAATCTTCAGGAGTATTAGAAACAGTAACTCTAAAGTCAATTAAACCTCTATCTCTTCTGATTGAATCCAAGATTGGGTTAACCGCATCTAAGAAATCTTGTCTCACTTTGTCGTCATTTTGTTCAAATAACAATCTAACCGCAACCGCTGAAATTAACTTTCTTGCTTGTAGTAACAATCTTCTAACGTTAATTCTATCTAAAGCGGATTCTCTAATTTGTAAAGTTTTATTACCCCAAATAACCGTACCAACATCAGAGAAAGTAGCTATTGGATTAATTCTTCCTTTATATAGTGTATCTCTATCTTCTTGAGTTAGTTTCTTTCTTGCTTTAATAGAGTTAACCAAACCTCTTGTGTAACCAGCCGATGCGAACCAAGGGAATGCAATATTATCGGTTAATGCTAAGTTTTTAGTTACCTCACCTGTTGGTGGAAGATAAATTTGAGTATTATTTACAGAATCTCTTGTCAAAATCCACGGATAGTAAGTTGCTGTGTAATTTGAATCAATTCCTGTATTCTCTAAATTATCTACCACTTCTTGTGGATAAATTAATCCTTCCGTTAAGTCACTGTATGAAGGTAAGAAAAGATTAAAGTCAGGTGTTGTACAAATGTAAATTGAGTCAGCCCTATCAGTTTCAACAACATCTATAGCGTTTTCAACAAGATTTGAATTATTAACATAATCAATTCCTGGTGTAACAAAAACGTTAATGTTAGTTGCTTCAGGATTTGCAAATGATGTTTGACCCCATAGATATGCATAATAGTCAGTATTTGCCCACACTTCTTGGTTAGGTCCTGTAATTTGTTTAAATGCCCCCCATCCTGTTGCTGTTGGGTATGTGGCAGACGCCGCAGCACCTTTTTTATAACCTGATTGACCTAATTGGAATCTATCGGTATTGGTTCTACTTTCTCTGTATATATCCCAACCATCAAAACCGCCAGCGGCTAATAATGTAAATTTACGAGTATTTAATCTAAAATATGCATTATCTGAATCCGTAGGTTCAGAGTTGAAAGAAGAAACCCCAACCTCAAAAGCCGAAGTATTAGCAGACATAAGTACATCAAACATAGTAACTATAGTTGCTCCACTATCCATGTGGAAACCTTTTGTCTTGTAACCCCATTCTGATCCTGTAGTATCTACCGCAATATTTGAAGGTAATTGTTTTCCTTTATAATTAAAGAAGTCATAATCTATTCCTGTAATATTAGATATACCTAAATAAGCCCTTCTTGGATTTTCTCCATTTGAGATTACTGGATTATCTCCGCCCGCTGATGAACCAAATGGTGGGTTATATATTACTTCACCAGGTGTTAAGTATTTAGTTTTATAAATAACAAAAGGAGGGGTTGCAGTTTGGTATTGTCTAGAAATATAACCCTCAAATCCACAAGGTAATGCATCGGTTGGGTACTCTTCACTTAACTCAACCATTATGTATTTAGAATTTAGTTGGTATTCTCCATTTGCGGTACCAACTTTGTTTGCCACAAAATTATTAAGATTAGGATCCATTGAACAATTTGTGAAACTTTCAATTACTCTAACGTTTTGATCATTATCATAAAAGTCTCTTACAAAAATATCAAACGTTCCATTATTAAATGAAATATTCCCAATAGAAATCTTAACAAGTCTGTTAGAGGCATCTCCATCTGAAATAAGTTTGAATTTAAATAATTTATAAACTTTGTTACCTCTTAATTCAGAAACAACAAATGGAGTTTCAGGTGTTTGGTATTGTTCTAAATAAAAACCTAAAGTGTCGTTATCTCCACTTCTTGCATCATCAATAGCGATAAAGTCACAATACAAACCTCTAACTTTACCGGCCCTATAACCTGATGTTAATAGACTACTGTAAGATTCCTCAACAAATAAAGGAACCTCATTTCTATCTTTAGCAAAATTAGACCTACCAAATATTTTAGAAATATATCTACTATCTGTTGAAAGGAGTGAAGTTTCAAAACTAAAAGTGTCACTATCTTTTGTAATACCTGAAATAACAAATGTACCGTATGGGTCTTTAGTAATTCCTGAATAATTTCCTGAACATACCATAATTGCGTCACTTGTACCACTAACTTCATAAACAGGACCATCATCTGTTGAATATGTTGATATACCTCTTGATCTTAAAGTTGCAACTACTAAATCGTCATAATCAGAATATGGTGTACCTGAATAGAATGTTGCATATAATTTACAAGTACCTGTAAATTGTGAGGTAGTTGCGCCTGTGCCAATAGCATCAAGAGCAGCACCAAAACCAAAACCATAATAACTTCCAACACTATTAGTTTTAGTATAATCAAATAATGAGTAATACCAAGGGTCGTTAACGTCCGAACTTAAATCTGCATTTGCTAAAATTACATTATCAACACCAAAAGTTTCAGTTGTTGCAGAAACAGGAACTCCAAATAATGTAGTACCGGTTACTTGGTTAAACGTTCCTCCACTTACTGTTCCCCAAAATACTGCGTTACCTACTGTTGCTCCACTACCACCACTTGCAAAATTATTAATTTTATTTGATAAGAAATTTATAAAATCTTGATTTAATGATGAAGTACCTCCATTAAATGTTGTATAGTTGTTATAAAATATTGATGATAACAATGATGACGGGTTAGTTACTGTAACATTTGCACTTGAACCTGTTGTACCTGTGAAAGTTAATGTGTATGATGTGCTAACACCTGTTGCCGCTATTGTTGATGTATCGGGGTTTCCTATCGTTGTAATAGACCAAGATGGTCCCGCATCATAACCCGATAAACCAAGAACTCTTGTTACAAAAAGTTGGTTAGATTGTTGCAAATAAGATTTTGCAATATAAGATGTTTCATATTTAGGAATTTGAGTATTAACAAATTTTTCAGGGCTTGTGCCACCGAAATAAACTTGATACTCGTCAAAACTTGTAATGAAGATTGGTTCAAATGCCGGACCTTGTAGTGTTTCACCTACAATACCTAATGTTGTTACACCGACACTTTGAGCCACAAAAGTTAAATCTCTTTCTGATGTATAAACACCTGGAGATACAAATACTTTGTTAGTTGAAGCCATTATTTTACTGTATTTTTAAATTTATTTTTTTATATAAATACAATCATTTAAAGCAAAAAACACTTATAAAATGTAATTATTTAAGATGTGGCAGAAATAATTCTACCTTTTTTCTGCCCTAATTATTTACTTTATTATGAAAAAAATTAAAAACATTAAAATTTCAGAAGAATCACATAAACTATTAAAAGAGTATTGTGAAAAAAAAGGATTTAAAGTATATAAGTTTTTAGAAAACTTAATTATAAAAAATTGCCAAAAAGAAAAAGACATTTACGGTGAAGATTTATAATAATTTTACAACTGTTTTAATAATAGATTCTTTTGTTATATCTTCTTTATAAACTACAATTTTTAAAACGTCTCCATTATTTACTTGTATTAGTGATAAGTTGTCCCCGTAAAAATTATTATTAATAAAAACAGAATAACCGTTAGCACAAGAATCAATAGCAGTAATTGTACCACCACTTGTGTTTGAAAAGTATGGTTGTGTTGATGATTTTACGCAAACAGTACCATAATTTCCAGATACTGTTGGTAGGGTAATGGTTGTACCTGAACAATTAGTATAGATTAAATTGTTATTTGTTATTGATGAGTATTCTGCAGAAAAACAGTTAATAATATTTGTGGCACTATCAACTAAGATATCGGCATCGTACCTCATTACCTCAACCAATTCTGTATTTCCTGAAACAAATAAAAAATCTAAATCAAAATTATCGGGTCTTGGAGGTTCTATCTTTACTTTTCTACCTCTAGTTCTTGTATCTACTTCAAACATAGAAACTTGTCTAGATATTGCAGGGGCAATTGTAAATTCTTCTTCATCTAATAAAAACCCCATAAGTGTTAGTTTATAGGTTTGAATATAATATTTTCTTTTTTCTATATCTTTTGCCGATTCATCGGAAGGATCTTCCATTTTTAATGGCATAAAATGACCTTTGATTTGTGTATACCCCTGTTTAGATGTGAAGGTCTGCATCATTATTTTATTAAATTCATTCACCTCCCTCATTCTAGAACAAAAAATCTTTACCGAATATGTTATATCAACAGGAACCGGTTGTGGTATTTTATATACATCGGCACCTTTTCTATCCCCGTCCCAAGTTGGTACAGAATAATAATAAAACTTTAATCTGTCAGGAATGTTTGCCTGACCCCCCCAAATTTTACCGTATTTTACAGTTGGTTCCCTTACTGTTATAATAAATGGTAATGATACGTTTTTATCTAAATCTTGAAACTCCCACGTTTCAGTAAATTGAGCCCAACTTTGATTTGTTATGATTTTATCTACTGTTGGTACTTCTTTGCCATCAATAACTAATTTAAGTTTTTCTTTTACAAAATCTAAAACTCCTCTGTCTAAATCGGCATGTAAAACCCCTTTAGGTAGAAATGTACCACCGTCAGTCACTTGGTCTAACATTTCTTGTCTTCTTTCTTTACCTACTTTTTTAGGTACAAGTGGTAATGTCTTTTTTATTTTTTTTGGTAATGCCATTTTATACTCCGTTAAAGGTTTCTTGTGTTGTTGGTGCTGCGATTATTGTTCTATAATATTTTTTATATCCACCATAAGAGTGCTTCAAATCTGAATTAACTCTACCATCATTTACTACCGTATAGTATCTTACTCTATCTTCTGTTTCATAATAGGCTAAATAATCACCTAAAGATATTTCTACAGCAAATTGATCTAAATGTGATTGATAAACACTAAAGGTCATATTTCCTGGTTCTACTTGTGATAATTTAGACGAACCATAGTCTGAATTTGATGGTGAATCTATTTTAACTAAACCTCTTAATTCGATAGGTGCTAAAAATTGTATTCCATTTGTTAACGCTTCTCCATAAACATCATCATTATTTGTTTTTTGTCTATCTACTCGATATAAAACAACTGTGAAATTCATATCCCCAATTTGCCATTCCATTCCCATATTAATATCTAAATTAAAATCTTCCTCTGAGAAAAACTTATTTAATCTTGTAATTGGAACTTTATTCTGTGACATATTAATAAATACTTTGATTGATTTTTTTATATTATTTACTATTTTTATTTATAATATAATGGAAGAATTAATTTCAAAAACACCTGAAACAAGGGCCCTTCAAATGTTAGATGATTATGTTGGGTCAAATAACTATATCTTGTCATTAAAAAACAAAAAACAAAATAGTAAGTCTTTTACGCCAACAAGATCTCAAGCCGAATACATAATTAACTTTCACGGACGAACACCAAAGGTGGCAAAAAAATGGGTCAAGTTAGATTCGTATTTTGGAAAAAAAATGATGGAAGATAAGATGTACACTAAAGAACCAACGGAAATATATGTTGAAAAACTTTTGGTGGAGAAGGATAAGTCATACCATATATGGGGTAAAATATTTAGTGGTGAGACCATACATGATTTTTGGATTCCAAAAACTGCACTTATTAAAGATAATGAGGTAAAGAATGTTGTTATTGAATATTCAAAATATGACCACAGGGCTCCGATGGATCACCAAAAAGAGGCGATTGAAAAACTTGTTAGAAACAAAAAGTTTATTTTGGCCGATGACATGGGTCTTGGTAAAACAACCTCAACAATTATTTCGGCACTTGAAACGGGTGCAAAAAAAATATTAATTGTGTGTCCCGCATCTTTAAAAATTAATTGGCAACGCGAAATTGAAAATTATTCAGATAGAACTGTTTATATTGCGGAAGGCAAAAAGTTTTCAACTGAATCTGATTTTGTTATAATTAACTACGACATATTAAAAAACTTTCACGACCCAAAAAAGAATTCAAATCCACAAGCACAAAGAACAAAAATAGTTAACGATTTATGTGATAAAGTTGAAAGGGTTTGGTTATTAACAGGAACCCCAATGACCTCAAGACCAATGAACTACTACAATCTTTTAAGTTTAGTTGAAAGTCCTGTTGCCGCAAATTGGATGGCTTACGCAAAAAGATACTGTAATGGATTTCAATTTAGTGTTGGTAAAAGAAAGGTATGGAACGTTACGGGAGCATCAAACTTAGATGAGTTAAGAGAAAGGACACAAAGCCATATTTTAAGAAGATTAAAAGAAGATGTTTTAGATTTACCAGATAAAATTATTACTCCTGTTTATTTAAGGTTAAAATCAAAAGACTATGAAGAATTAATGGGTGAATACTTTAATTGGTATGACAACAACTCAGAAGAGTCTTCATCTTTAACCATTCAGTTTGGTAAATTAATGAAAGTTAGAAAAGTGATTGCTGAAGAAAAAATTAAAAATACAATTGAATTGGCTGAAAATATTATTGATCAAGGAAAAAAAGTAATCATATTTACAAACTTTACGGATACGTTACGAACCATTTATGAACATTTTGGAAAACAGGCAGTTTATTTAGACGGGTCTTGTTCAAAACCACATCGTCAAAAAGCGGTGGATGATTTTCAAGAAAACGACAAAATAAAAGTTTTTGTTGGTAATTTAAAGGCCGCTGGTGTTGGTATTACTTTAACATCTGCAGAAGCCGTAATCATGAATGATTTATCTTTTGTCCCCGCAGAACACGCACAAGCAGAAGATAGATCACACAGAATAGGTCAAAAAAACTCAACATCGGTTTATTATCCATTATTTGAAAACACAATAGAAGGGGTGATTTATGATATTTTAAATAGAAAGAAAAAAATCATATCAACAGTCATGGGTGATGATATTATGGAAGATGCATCGACAATTGAAGAAATGTTAAATTTAATTTCTCATAAGAGGTGATATTTATTATTATGATATTTAGAAAGTTAAATGAAAAAATAAATTTAATAGAAAATAAGTTAGGGGTAAAATCACTAATAAACGAATCTTTAATTAATGAAATTAAAAAAATTTCAATAGAAAAATTACCTTATCAGTTTGGCGATTTAGAAGACTTCATAGATGGTGAGACAATGAAAACACACTACACAAAACACTACAAGGCGTACGTTGAAAAGTTGAATAAAGAATTAGAAAAAATAAAAGGTAAAGATTTAGATTTAGAAGAAATTGTTTCGAGTATTTCCAAATTCAATACAAAGGTAAGAAACAATGGTGGTGGTGCGTTTAATCACGCATTATTTTGGAAAATGTTATCACCTAAAAAAACTAAGTTAGAAAATCCTTTATTATATAAGTTAGAGTCCACATTTGGGTCATTTGAAAAATTTAAAGAAAAGTTTGAAGAAGAAGCGAAATCCAGATTTGGATCAGGTTGGGTATGGTTAGTACTAACAAAAACAAATAGATTAAAAATTGTCACAACACCAAATCAAGATAATCCACTAATGATGACAGGAAAAAATAAGTCATATCCATTGTTAGGTTTAGACTTATGGGAACACGCATATTATTTAAAATATAAAAACGAAAGAGACCGTTATATTCATAATTTTTGGAAAGTAGTGAATTGGGATTTTGTTACTGATTTATACACAACTCAATTAGAAAGAAATAAAGCAGAATAATAAGATATTTATATATAAAATATTCTTATGTCAACATCAATTATTTCAGAACCGCATAGAAGTAAACTTTATAAAAGAATTAGAAATCTTTTAGGTGCACCTTTAAGAGGTGTTGAGTTAGAAGATGAAATGATGGACTCTCTTTTAGAGTTATCCATTCAAGATTATTCTCAACACGTTAATGATTGGTTAATTGAGACCCAATGGTCGGCATTGTACGGGTTAAACCTTGATGAACAATCTTTAACTAAAGCATTTACAACTAGAAGTTTAGATTGGGAAACACAATACACTTACGCATACTCAAAAATTGTTGGTTTACAGGCTGGGGGTGATTACGTACTTCAAAAAGATTATATAGACTTAGTTCCGCATCAACAAATTTATGAGATACCGGCAGGTAGAGAGGTTAATGAATTACTTTGGTTTGCTCGTTCTGAATTGGACGCAGCATATTTTGATCCATTTATGGGTGGATTCGGTGGATTCGGCGGTATTGGTTTAGGTGGTGGTGCTGGATTTTCTCAGATGGGTACAACAGGAAACTATTTTATAACCCCAGCATTTGATATTCTTTTGAGAATGGCGGACATACAATTAAAAAGAAGAATTATTACAGGTGATTTAACTTATAGAATAACCGCGTTACCCGAAGGAAAAAAGGCAATACATTTATATAATGTTCCTGGTGGTAAATTTGATTTTGGTAATATGAGAAGAAACGATTATAGAGTTTGGTATTGGTATTATGATACATTTGATAGGGACGATTGTTTGGCAAAAAATCCTGATGTGGTTAGATTACCTTCCGATATACCTATAGATGAAACAAGGTGGGACGAATTAAATTCTCCTGCACAAACATGGGTAAGAAGATGGTTTACAGCATATTGTAAAGAAACACTTGCAAGAGTAAGAGGTAAGTTTAGTGGAAATTTAAAAACACCTGATAGTGAATTAACTCTTGAATATACAACGTTACAATCAGAAGCCAAAGATGAAAAATCAATTCTTTGGGAAGAACTCAAAACAAGACTTGAAAGGTTAAGACCTGAAAAACAATGGGAAATAAAGGGTGCTATGGCTGAAAATATGAATAAGGCTCTAAAATATAGACCATTTAATTACCCAATAAACGTAATTTAATATTATGGCTATTTTTAGATCAATCCCATCAAAAAGGATTATAAATGGTGTTATTATAGAAACATCCGACTCGTCTATTGTTTCTGAAAAAGAATATACAACAAGTGGTGAATATGTGATAATAACAAAAGGTGTTGAATATTGTGTAATCAATTTAAATCATAAAACATCCGATCATATTGTAATAAAACCCTTAACTCAAACATTAGTTAGGTCTGAAAAATTAATAGATGAAGAATTTAACGAAGTTGAATTAGATAAAGGGTCTTGTGTTGAATTTAAATTTGTTGGTGATTCTTGGTACATACTTTCTTCAGACGGACTAAAAAATTCTTAGTCAAAAATTAAAGACATTAAATCACCATCCTCATCAAATTCATATATCTCTTCATCATCAACCTTACTTTTAGATACTCTAGTTTTCATTAGTTCCATATTACTATTAACATAATCAGTATTAACTAAATTAATTGTATCATCAATATACATGTAATAAGGGTTAATACCTACAGATTGCCAAAATTCTAACTCCATATCAGATAACGTTAATACCTCATCTAAATTATCCTGATCTTTTTCTTTCATCGGGTAACCTCTACCTAACTCTGTTTGTGATTTAGTAAATATTGGTTGGTCTTTTGGATCCTCAATTAAAATGTCTTTTCTAATATCAGGACTATAAACAACAAGTAATGGTTCAATTCTTTTATTAAAAGCTGCCAAATATCTTGGAACATTATACTCACCTAATAAGTCCGGGTTATTTTCAATTTCTTTTTCATCAATCAAATAACAATTTAAAATAACCTCACTTTTTGATAACATTTCAGGTGGTATTGCTCCATGAATTTTTGTATAATCTTCGATTTGTTTTTTAGTCATTTTTGTCGTTTTTTTCTGAACATCACCATGTGATTTCTTTTCACCATTATTAACATAATAAATGGTGTCACCTAAACCCGGGTTTTTTCCTGCGTTCATTAAAAGTTCCATATGCGCTTGTCGGGACATTAAACTTCCCGCCTTTGTTGTTTTTGTTATGTGAACTTTATAATCATCTATTGATTGTTTAACACGAGACTTGTTTGCAATCTTTGCCAATGGAATTTCTCTATTATAGATTTTACTTACATACTCATAATAGAAATCTAAAAACTCACCACCCTTACCATCAAGTAACATTCTAAGACCTTTATCCAAAAATTCAGCAACGTATGTTTGAAGTTTTTTAGATTTAATTGAATTACCTGTAAGTTTAACTTTACCTTTATCTGTAAGAAGTGCGTAGTTTTTACGAGCCACGTTAATTGTTGCTGGCCATACACCATCAATATCAAGACCCATTTCGTTTCTCATAAATAAGTCATTGTATTCTGCAACGTCAGCTTCTGCACCTGTATAAACCTCACCCTCATTTACTAACCCATTAAGACCCTTACCCACATATGTATAATTTTCTCTATCAACAGGAGTTTCAAAGTTTACACCATCGGTATCCATTACCAAAGGAACATAACCTCGTTTCATAAAATACATAATCATCTGTCTAAGGTACTGTCTACCGGTACACGTAATCTGTTCTCCCATGTCAATGTCACCCCACGGGAATACGTGTGGTGCAGATAATGATCCAAAGAATGCGTTGATAAAGATTTTGATTGGTAACTGTTTTCTGTCGTATGAGACAGAAAGTTTCGGATCCGTTTTTTTAAATTCACTTGCCAAGTTTTTATATTTTATACGAGTATCTCTAAAGTACTTTAACATACTCTTCATCGCGCCTGTCACATCACAAGCGGGGAATACGTCATGTACTAATTGAATAGAGGGGTATAGTGATGAGTAGTCAAGTTTTAATACCTTTCTTGAATAACCAACCTGAACTAATCTAGAAAGTCCACCCGTAAACTTTCTTTTTTCTTTTTTCTTAGGTAGAGCCAAATTGTTTTTATATGACCACGCACACATAATCATTTTCCATAATGTTGCGGTACCCATTGTTGATAATCTTTCATAAGTTGTTGGTACAAGTTTAGAAAGTAAAAAGTTTGCTTGGTTGAACTGTTCGTCAACAACCATAGTTTCATAAAGGTCATCGTCAAGATAGTCTTCAATAATTTTTGAACCTGAAGTTAACTTATAGACATCAGTTCTTCTTGAACAAACCTCATCTATTTTTTCATTAATACCTACTTTTTTATAGTTACCGTTTTCTTTATTCATCCAATAGTCTTCGTTATCGAAGTATATTTTACCAATCTTATCCCCTTCAACATAAACACGATTTTCTTTTTCAGCCTCAATAAATTTGGTAATGTATTTCAATGACCAACTTTTAATATCTGAGTTGATTGCTTGTGCTCTACGAACAGCATGTGCAATATCTATAATGTTGTAACCCCACATTTGTGTTTGAACATAAGGTTCCATTTCATTGGCTAACTTTAAAATCCCATCCTTTTGTTTTAATGAATAATCAGGATTTAATGTTTTTGCAATTTTTTTAATATTAAGTTTTAGTATTTCTGCACGTTTTAAAATAAAAGGAAAGTCAAAGAATGCTGAGTTGTATCCACCAACAAGAGACGGCTTTAATTCGTCAATAGTTTTAAAAAATTCAATAATCATTTGACGTTCTTCTTCTTCATTTTGTGCTGATAATAATTTTATAAAACCACGATTGTCTTTCATCCCAATCAAGAATATTTTACTTGTTTTTGGATCTAAACCTGTGGTCTCAATATCGAATACAAACCTGTGAATTTCATCATATTCATCAAACCCTTTGAAAAGTCTTTTACTTTTTTGAATAAGGTATTGTTCTACTGGTGATAGTATTGTTATTACGTCTGAATTATCTCTACCCCAAGGATCGAGTCCTCCACCTTTAAAAAAGTTTACAAGGTTTGAATATGATTTTGTTGTTTTAACCAAGAACGTCAACCCATTCTTTAATCTTTCATCTCCGTGATCTTCTAATTTTTCTATTATAATGCCGTTTTCAGACATCGCTTTCTTTTGAAAGTCTTTATTACCTTTGTAAAAGTTTTTACTTCTAAGGTCACCAACCCAAGCAAATGGAATAAATGTATCCATTCTTAAAAGTTTACCTTTAATTGGGTCTTGAATTACTTTAAATATTTTATCTGATTTGTAATCGTATTCGAGTGCTACGATATATTTCTCATCGTCTTCGCCATGTAAAAAGCGTTCGATTTCTTCTTGTGGAACCATAATTTTATATTTTTGAGTTTGGTGTATTATCTGTTACACATGGGCAACATTTACCTTCGTCTTAAATATAAGAGTAAAACCTACTCTTGTCAAATAATATTGATATAAAGATTTTCTCTAATTGGTCCTATTAGTTCTCCGTTTGATAACTCAATTAAAAATTCTCCGATGAATCTACCTTTTTTTGCGGTGTCTTTTCCTCTCCACTTGTAGTAAATATAATATTCTCTTGGTGAGTCGGGATTTCTTCTTTCTTTTTCTGTAATGTATGCGGGTCTCATAAATATTTTTTGAATTCCATCGTTTTCACTTTTCATAGAAAATCTAATGGTTGCGTTGTCTAAAACAGAATAAAAATCTTTCCAAGAGTCAGTTCTTCCATCTCTTACAACATCCATTTTTAAAATGGGTAAATTACTATTTTGTTTTATAAAGAATTCCATTTAATATGAATAATTATTTTTTATTATCCTACCCACCTTGCTTGGAACCAAGACCTTGAGTCGTATTGTGCTCTTGATAATGATGCTCCACCAACATTTATAATGCTTATATAATCAGTTGAACCGTTTAGATATACAATTTTTGTTATCTGTTGAGCCACCGCATCAAAAGAACCTGCTGCCGCAACGATGTCGGCATTTTTCTTAATTGCCAAACTTGCTTCAGTATTTCTATAAACATCATAAGATGCGGTAATTTCCCAATAACCCGACCTTTGTGGTGTAAATCTATAAGTTGAAGTATTAAACCAACCACTTGGTACGTTAACGGTATTATTTACAATACTATATCTACAAGGATCTTCAGTAAAAGAACCCGGTAAAGTATAAGTTTCATTAGCATATGATTCAAGTAAATAAAGAGTAGGAGAAATCCCACTAATACCCGTTAAATTAGACCCATCACCATATAATGTCCCACCACTTATTGTTGTTGCAGATATTGTTGAAGATTGGATATTTGTTTGACCTGTTAATATTCCATTTTCCCAATCAAAAGAAACCGTTGATCCGTCAGATTTTGTTAATGTTCTAATATCCCAATCTAAGGATTCGTTAGATGAGACATCATAAAGTCTTCTTCTACCATACTGCCAATCTATTGACAATACGCCTAAATCATCGTAAGTTTGTCTACTAAACCAATCAACTGATGGTATTGAAGTAGAATCATATAATATTGCTCCATCATAATTAATGGTAGCATTTCCAGCACCATTATATAAAAGTCTTGTTCTCCAATCTACA